TAATACGTTACAATTTGATGACCTATTGGATGAAGCTAATAATGCAACCGGTATTGAAATTCTGGCTTGGTTTAAAGGATTGTTTAGCTAATGCTACCCATCTTCTAGGTCAGGATGGTGGCTTGACTCAGTATCTTTTCGCATCCCATCCTCATCAATCTTACGTTCAGTAAGATCCTTCTTAATACTGGCTGCAACAAAGCTTGCTGCAGCTAGCATAGGGATAGTCCACACCATCTTATCTGTCAGGAATGCCATTATATATGTAGGTACTAATACAATGAGCCCCTGTACTAGAGCTATTTTTATACTATGTAAATCCATTTTAACTGTCTTGAGTATTTGTGGATAATACTACTCTAATAATCACAAATAAGATGAATGCAACTACTACAAAAATAACAATAGGCAGTAACAATATACCCACTATGATAGTCAATGGAACCCCTATCAATCCTAGCACAGTATAAATTACACTCTGTAAAGTAATTGATGCTGTTTTTAATGTTGTCATGTGAACAGTGAGTTAGTGTTAAGTGGTTCTGCTTTAGGAATAGTAGCTTCTTCTTCGCCCTCAGGTATGCTCTCAGGTTCTTGATCTAACTTCTCTGATTCTAATTCTCTAGTAGCTGCCGCCATACCTTCAGCAGCTATATGATCTATATGTGCTTTTTTAATTGCAGCATCCTTAGCAGTACTTTCTGCTGCTTCTTCTAGTTGTACTTTAGCTTTAGCTTCACCTTTTTCTTCAGGAGTTAGTACTCTCCCATGCTTACGTTCTAATGTATGCAGAGCTCTTTCTTCTGCAGTACGGCGGTGACCAGATCTAGGACCAAACTCCCAAGCTATAGCTCTTTCTTTAGCACTATAATATCTACCACTTGTACTAGGCTGTACTTTTTGAACAGCTTCTGTCCATACTTTAGGTGTCTCTTCTTTTTCTTGTTTTTTCTTAAGTGCTTCTACTATGATAGATTCTATATCTATATCAATTTCTATTTTCATAACTTCTCCTCCTATTGGTTAATTCCATAGTAGGCAATACATATAGCATCAGATCTCCCATCTAGTAATCCTCCCTGCGGTCCGTGGATCACAGCTGATGGATATAGTGTCTGAGCTATCTGAGCAACTTGTTGTTTGATGGCTTTACCTTTAACGGTAATGCCTATGTATTTCTGCCATACTTTAGGTGTTACTGGGCAAGGTATGATGCCTTTAGTAGCTATCTGGGCGATAGCTATAACTATTCCTAGATTCCTTCCAAATCCAAAGTTAGATTTAGCTGACATCCCAAATAGGGAATGCACATCCTCTAACCATATTTTATCTACCTGTTGAGTATGCAACCACTGTGTAGCATCGTATATAGAGTGCTTCTTTAGATCTAACAGAGCAGTGTATGCTGGATCTTTTGAATCCAACACACACATAGCTCCACTAGCTCCAGGGTCTATTCCACACACTCTCATCAGGTAAACAGTGAACCTTGCCCATCAGTAGCCTGGACAGTAGGACTACCCATAATAGAGGCAGCTGAAGTACCTTTAGACTTAGTACTTTTATCAAGTACTGTGCCTTTATTCTTGGCAGACCAATTATCAAACATAGTAGCGTCTGAGCTACTAGTGATCTCTTCAGCAGTTTTACCTTCTGTATTGCCAAAGAATTTGCACTGATTAACAGTACGAGATTCACCTGTAGGCTCATACTGTCCATTAGCAGCTTTAGATACTTTATCTTCTACAACTTGATGTACAGCCACTTTAATAACTTTATTAAGTAGGCCAGTTAATATTGGGCGTTCAGAAGGTGCTTCTTTCCTTAGCTCAGGATTATAGACATTGATTGTCTTCTTCTCTATTGATTCCATGCACTTAGACAAGCTTTCACCTGTAGCTGCTACACACATAGAGTTAGCAATAGAGTATCCAGGAAGTGGGTAATCTACCTTATCTTTGGTGAAATAAGTCTTGTTACCCTTAGCCTTGCCAGATTTAATCCAGAAAGACTCTTTGAGCTCCTTGCCTGCAGAGTTTTCTAAGATAATATTACAACTTACTGCTTCAGATGCAGACTGGTTAAGATATACCATCTTAATAGTTGCATCGTATACTCCAGATTCCCATGCATATCCACCGCCTACACGTTCAATAGACTGTGTTTGCACATTTTTTGGAAGATCCCATTCACTCATAACTTGTATCCTTATGTTTTTAGTATGAGGGCCATCCACTGCCACGCGAATGTGCCTTAAGATGTTAACTATAGATGTAGAGAGCGACTCAATTATCTATAGAACCCTCAAAATGTAAGAGCAGAATTGCTCAAAATATTGGGCAATTACCAGTTAATTAGTTTTAATTGGATTGCCTGATAATGCTGATTCTCTTTGCTTTTCTATATATTGATCTAATATTTTTGTAAATTCTTTAAGAGATAAACCCGGTTTCATAACTAATGTCTCCGCAGCTACTTGTTGAACTACGGCAAAACCAAGTTCTACAGCTGTAGATACTACATTGGTAATAAGTCCGTAATTGGGGTTAGTTGGATCTGAAAAATCAGACATTGTACCTCCTTATTTTAGGGTATATTAAGAATATAATAGCGTGTTTAGCTATGTATATCAATGACTTATTGGAGGGATTTCGAGCTAGGACAGTAGTGATAGGTAGAGGGAGATTAATACCTGAGTACCACTACTGCCCCAGTCGAGGTCTAACATGTCTGCCTCCCTCTAGTGGTCGTGCAACCATCAAAAGGAGGACTAGTACTTTATAACTCTTCAGTTAAGATAGGCCCCGTTAAGGAGGAGATAGCCCCATAAGGAAGGCCGATACAGTCCTATCCAGCAGCAGATAATATTTACCGTGGCTCTAATACTGCAGTACCACGGTAGCATCCTATACTAGACTGGGCTGTTTTTAAACTATTTATAGTACTCGTGAAGACGATTAATAACATTTTGTAAGTTATTATCTATATAAGTTTCCTTCATATCCCACATACCCATAGGGCTCCTAATTCGCTCGTTAACAGTCTCTTTTGTTAACCTAGTCTGATAGACGTACTTAAAGCCAAGTGCCTTATCCTCCGCTGTAATAGTGTATGCTGAGGACTTAGCTACTTTGTCTTCTAATTTAGCCAATGGGATCTTTTTGGTAGATATTACTGTTGTAAAGAAGCTCTCAATACCTTGATTCATAAGTGATCCTTTGACCTTTACTAGGGTCTCATTGATCATTTCAGCTTCATTAAGAACATCAGAAGTATGAGCTAAGAAGACCACATTCTTCGTAGATTTAGCTACTATCTGAGACATTAGCATTTTCATGTACTGTGCATATTGTCCCCAAGCCTGCATAGTATTAGTTGAATTGATGACTTTAGTACTCTCATACATGTCCATTAGATATGTAAGTGTGTCTATGACAATTGTGTGTATCTCAGGCATCTTCTCTGCTTCAGTAAAGGCCTGATATACCATGTCTGGATCTGTAATAGTGAGTTCTTTAAATTTAGATCTAAATGGTAATTTCTTACCGTTCTCACAATTCAGGTACATAACTCCCTCAGGTTTATCTATAGCTAATAAGCTAGCGCTCTTACCTGAGCTAGATTTACCAGAAATCAGTACTAGGTGGTTATTGTTCATTAGTTAAGCCTCTTTTAGTTAATTCTTTACTGATTGATTTAATTGTACTATCCATAAATTGATCTTCTGGTAGTGGGACATCTAGGGAATTATTAAAACTTAATAACTTTTCTACAATTTCTCCTAATTGCATTTCTGCATCTACCATAACCATTCCATACCTATATAGATGGTTAGCTCTATTGCCTTTGGAAGTATGTGTTTTGAACCACCTTTCAATATTACCTACTCCCACAGCGCTGACCTGAGCTCTAGTTTCATCAGATCGTTTAGTTTCTGGTATGAACATTGTCGCATCTATGACAGTACCTTGGTTGTACTCGTAATGCCCTGGGTGTGAAGCCCACTTCCTTGCTATATCTTTAGCAGCTTCATCTACTGGGAATGGTAACCATTCAAATACATTAACCATGAACCTAGAGTACTCATTAGATGATAACTTTAGCCTGTGAGATATAGGTAGTATTAATCTAAATCGATTAATTTCTGGTGTATGTCGTTTAGTTGTAGATATTAAAAAAGCGTAATCTTCTAGTAGAATTTTAACTGTAGAGATACTTATATCTCCATCACAGTCTAGAATTAGAAGATCAAATCCTGGGATAGCATTTTCACTTTTACGATGACCATTAACAAATCCATGAGCAGTGTAGTGATACCCTTTTGCAGTTGTTAACTTATGTAATTTATCAAATGGAGGGTGATCTACTTGATAGTCATGAGCTATGTCTGTACTAATCGCAGTTGTCAAACTATCTAGATCTGTTTCTATTAGAGTCTCACCTATAAAGAATTCAATATCATCAATTGACCTCTTTTTAATAATGATATTATTTTTATAACCAAATGACATTGCTAGTGTCATTAGATCTTTACGTTGTGTTTCAGATCCTTTATAGAAGGGTAACTCCTCAATTAACTCATGCTGAGTAACTTCATTATCACAATCAGCTAAGTAGTGAGCTAATCGTTCATAGGGCCCTTGCTTCCTCATCAGTAGATGGAAAGCTTCTCCAGAATCTTCAACTACACTAATAGCGTAGTCCAAGTGCTCCTTAGTTAGCTCTGTAGAGTTATCTGCAAAAGCATATGCTCCTGCTAATTTAAGTGCTTTGTAGTGTCTGTGAGACATCTCTGCCTTGTGCAGTGCCATATGATCTTTAAAGTCGTCTGCTGCTTCCTCACATTTCATTTGATATTCTATTAAGTAAATAGAATTCTCTTTAGACATTTGTAATACAGGATTAAAAGGTCTCTTTGCAAAGTTAGTGAAGGTGGTCTGTATAGTATGAACATCAGTAGCTAGATTAATATCTACCATCTGTGCATAACGCTCTTCTGCTGAAGCATACTTAGTTCTATTGTTAT